ATGCAAATGCAGAGAGAGCAGTAGCTAAACTAAAACAAGAAAATAATATTATCCTTCCCATTCTATCAATTTCGCAAACGGTATCTGACAATGATGATAGTAGACGGAGGCAATCGAGCTTACTCGTACACGAAAAATACTGGGATACTGAGAAGAATAGGGCCTTTAGAGTTTTAAGTTTTGTATCTAGACCAGTGAATATAAAATATCAGATTCATATTTGGACTAAGTATATGGCTGATATGGATGAGATTTTAGAGCAGATTAGATTAAAATTTAATCCTGAAATGATAGTACCTACAGCCTATTCTACGCTCACTAAGGGGTACATAGATAGCGAAGAGGATGTAGGGACTATCACTGCTGGTGATAAGGAAGCTAGAGTACTAAAGAAAACTATTAGTGTAACTGTTAGAACCTATATTCCTTCCCCTAAATTCCTCTATACTTCTACAGGTAAGATTGAGAAGTTTAAAGTAGAAATTTAATGCCTAACGTAGAAGTAATTGGTCTAGCTGCTACATGTGGGCATGGAAATACAGCATCCAATACAGTTTTTATTGGAGGTCAGGGAGCAACGCGAGTAGCCGCAGATGCGGCTGGGGGAATGATAATCGGTCCAGGCTCTCAAACCGTTTGGGTAGAGGGGTACAGAGTTTCTCTACCTGGAGATGCTATTGTAGCTCATTCTCCATGCCCTGATCCTGGTAGCCATTGTGCAGCCACCACTAATGGGGGTGGAAATCAGAGTAATGTTTTTGCTGGTACAGGATTTATGGGGGACGGAGGACCAATCATAGAACCTAACCTTACGGCTAGTATGGGGGTGACGGACTTACAGGTTTATGCATCAGGACAGGGGCATTATCCTATAAATCAAAGTGAGGTAGAAGCGGCATGGGTTTATTGTTGCGAAAATCCTGGGCCTGCGCCCCCTACGGGGTGTGTTGCGCCTCCTGGGTTAATAGCTCCTCCTCCTATTGAGATACCTTACACAGTAACAAATGAAGGTAATCATACGTCTCAGCCATGTGTGGTGGGTTTTTATAGTCTTCCGTACAATAATCCTGCGGTCGTTGTTGAAGGAATTCCAGATGGTAATTATCCTGAAGGAGTAGTTCTTTTGGATACGGAGAATGTTCCTGCATTAGAAGTAAATGAAACGTTTGAAAGTTCTTTCACCCTACAGGATTCATTATCGGCTGGGTCCGTGTCGATGCAGCCCGAATACTACTATCAAGTTTATCCTGATATTCATATGACTACTACGGAGCCGTATGAAAATAATACTGTTTCTCAGGTTACAGTAGTTACAGTAAACTTCGGATGCTAGTAATAATTTGTGTTAAAAAAAGTTCTCAAAAAAAGTATGTAAGTCTAGTAGATAATAAGGAGACAAAAATATGAAATCTATAAAAAATGATAGTATGCAATCCTTTACAGTTTATTTTCAAACTGAAAAAGGTTGTAAAGAAAAGTGGATGAAGCCAGGAGAGATTTTAGTAGTTCCTGATAAGTATGTGACAGAACAACTCCGCACGCTACATCGTAGACGAATTTTTAAAATTTCTAATGCTTAGGAGAAACTAATATGGTAAATTTTGTAAGCCCAGGTGTCTATACTATTGAAAAGGATATTTCTGATTATAGTCCTTCTATTAATACTTCTATTGTTGGTATTGTAGGTTTTGCTAGTAAAGGCCCTACTAATAAAGCAACTCTTATTACTAATCAAAATAATCTAGTAAGAACCTTTGGACCCCCTATGGAATCAATTCCTGGGCAGGCGTTGGAAGGTTCCTTAGAAATTCTCGAACAAACTAGTCAACTTTATTTTGTAAGAGCCGTTACAGATAGTGCTGCTGATGCTTCTGCTATTATGAGTACGGGGGGTTGTCCTTCTGTTATTGTTTCTGGGGGTTCTCCTATAGGAGAAGGATTTGGAATGACGAGCGCATTAACCCTCAGAATTCAATCATATAATAATGAGGGTGTTGCTCAATTTCCTGACAATGGTGGAGCAGGTAGAGATTTTTCCCTTGCAATTGGGGATGGAACTTCTGGACAAGCGGAAGCCATAAGGTCTGTAGTCGGGGGTAGTTTAGACTCAGATCACGTTGGAGTGTTTGATGGTAATGATCCTGCGGGGTTAGCTCTTTCTGGAGCGATTGTAGGTGCTTACGCAGGGTCAGGAGCTTATATACAGGTTTCAGCTTGCAGTGCCGCTACATTTGATACTGATCATTTAGTGAGTTGTCTCGCTCCTGTTGCTGCTCAACATTCGACAAATAGTAATTTTGGAGCGAGTGGCGACAAGCACGTTGCGGGGCGATCTCTGTTGTCGTATGCTTGTCGGGCATATGGAGCTACTTTTACTAAAACTGGTGCTGACTCTGTAGCTTATTCAGTTGTATCTCTTTATGAAGGTGATGGATATAATGGAGGAACCAGACCAGATGGTACTACCAGTGGAAACTCTATTACTGTGAGTCCTCTTGGAAGTCAAAATTTCTTTGTTAATCTTAATGAAGATGGGGTTACTGCTGAATCATTTAAAGTTAGTTACGTAGGTTCAGGAGCTTTTATTGAAGACATAATTAATACTGGTGAAACTAATCTTACTTCGGATACTATTAAAGGTAATATTGTTAAAGGTGATGTTGATGCTGTGGCTGCTAAGTTAACAGATTTTGGTGGAAAAACTAGCACCTTAGCAGGTACTACTTCCTTTGATCTTACTACTCAATTTTTAAATCCAGCAAATAGTCCTGATGGAACTGGTACGGCTGATACTGCTGTAACTTATGAAGCAGAGACAGATGGGGTAAGGTGGAATAAATTAGTTCAGGATGCTGCTGAAAATTTAACAGGAGGGGATAACGGTACTGGAACAGACTCAGAAAATAACACAGCCCTTATTGGGGATGCTGCGGCTGATCCCAAGACTGGTATGCAGGTTCTAGATGAGGATCTTCTTAATATTGGGATTGCTTTGGTTCCTGGTATTGCTAATCAAAGTGTACAAAATAATTTAGTCACCCTAGCTGAAACTACACAAAATTTCCTAACTCTTCTTGCTCCTCCTTATGCAATAGGTAGTGTACAAAATGCAATTGATTGGACTAACGGTAAATCTTCTACTACTGCGGGCTCTAGGTCTTCTGCTCTCAATAGTTCTTATGCAGCAGTCTACTGGCCCTGGATTAAAGTCTTTAGCGTATTTGATGGTAAGGATAGATGGTTTGACCCAGCAATCTACGGGGCTAGACAGATGGCTTATACTGACAGTGTAGCTGATAGTTGGTTTGCTCCTGCTGGGTATCGTAGAGGTCGATTAACTAAGCCTATTGAGACTGAAGTTAAGTTGAACCAAGGGGATCGTGACAGCCTGTATAGTGGAGGAAATATTATTAATCCAATCGTTGCTTTCCCACAACAAGGCATTACTATTTGGGGACAGCGTACCGCACAAAGGTCTCCTACGGCTCTAGACAGAATCAATGTTCGTAGACTAATGATCTATATTAGAAAGATAATTCTTGCATCTACCAGAAGATTTGTCTTTGAGCCCAATGATGAATTCACTTGGACTCAGATAGAGGGGGTAATGAATCCCTTCTTGGATGATATTCGTAGAAGGCGTGGGATAACCCAATTTCGTGTTGTTTGCGATGCGACAGTAAATACACCAGTAAGGATAGATAGAAATGAGTTGTGGACTAAGGTTATTATTAAGCCTACCAAAACTGCTGAGATCCTTATCTTTGAGATTAACCTAACTAATCAATCCGCGCAGTTAGGAACTTTATAGGAGTTTAAATTATGGCAGGAGTATATGAAACATTAAGAGGGTTTGAAAGAGGAAGTGAGTTACCTTATATTTCTACAGAATTAGATTCTGTACGAGCATATCAATTCGAAGTTACTTTCTTTGGGTTACAGGGGGCTGGGGCTGAGTCCGATATGGCAGACCTCACTTTAGCAGCAAAAAAGGTAACAGGAGTAGAGTATAGTGTAGAACCTATTGTTATTGATAGAGTTAATGATAAAGTTTTCTACCCTGGTAGACCTACGCCTGGGGATCTGGTAGTAACTTTTGATAACTTCTACAATAAAGAAATTGCAAGTGATTTGTGGAGATATTTTACTACTGTATATGATCCAATTACAGGAGCGATGGAGAAATTTACTGAACCAGGGGGGAACGATAGCTTTCCTTTTAAAATTCCTAAAATGGAAATCGTTCAATTAGACAATGCTATGACTCCACATTCTACGGTGGGTCTGTATGGGGTGTGGCCTACAAAGTGGTCTGCTGCTGAATTCAATTATTCTACCAATGATTTTCACTCTATAGATGTTACATTTAAGTACGATTTCATGAATCAATCTAATAATACATAAAATACGGCTTAAGTGAATCACATATGAGAATTTGAATAGGCTCAGTCTAAATAATATAGACTGAGCCTTCTCTGCATTACCTATTATAAAGTATGGATTATTTTAGCGAGTTATTAGATAGTTATAATAAACTAAAGAAGAGATCTTTTAAGCTTACTTATTTGAGTGAGGCTGAAGGGGAGAAGGCCAAGAAAAAAGAGAAGAGTGATGCGGATCAGCAGGCTGAACATGAAGCCGAGGCAGAGAAATTAGCCCAAGAATATGCAGACGGTGCGACCCAGATTCAAGATGATCAAAATACTTGGGATATAGTTGCGGGCCTACCTAATCTCAAAACCGTAGACGGCGCAGAGATTGAATTTAAAATCTACCAAAGTAAAGAAAAAGAAGGTGGAGCTATAGTTGTATGGGGAAAGTGGAAGGGATCGGCGCAGAGGAAAGTACAAGAGCCAAAAGGAACTATACTTCCTGTTTGGGAGGAATTTGTTGCGAAACTTTTAGGTGCTGCCAAAGGTGGGGATGGACCTGACGGGGAAGTAGGGGGGCAAGAACTAGACGCACTCGATGTTGCGGAGAAACGGCAAGACGGTTTAGAAAACCAAATTGGGGGAGCGGAGGAACAATTATTAATTGATAAAGCGGCTGAATCGGAGGGTGTAACTCCTAGGAAGTTAGAGGTAGATAATCCAGAGCTAATAACGGAGATAAAACTAGAAGCAGCAGAACGAACGGGATACGTAGCCGCTGAAGCTTATGAAAACGCCTTAGTACTAGTTGATAAATTTTGTTTAAGTGTTCAAAATGAGGATGGGACTTTTGACAATGCAACAAACCAGAAAGTGTGTGAGGATAAAATGAAATACATCGCTGGAAGCAATGCACAAAGTTTAGAATCTAAATTAGCTAGAGGAAAAGCTGTTTGTATCGACCCAGAAACAGGTTTGCAATTAAAAGAAAGATATGGCTGTGACATTGCCCCAGGAC